CCCCGCGACCTCTCAACCGCCGAACTCCTCAGCGCAATCGCTGCTCTTGGAGTTGTTGGCAAGGAAGAAGGCGCAGGAGGCGATCAGGCCGTTCATTGATTACCTGGACCTTGGCTTCAAGCCTGCGTCTCACCATGTGATGCTGTTGGAGGCTTTGGAGAAGGTCGAGCGGGGAGAGATTCAGAACCTTATGGTGTGTATGCCGCCAGGTTCTGCCAAGAGCACATACACGTCGGTTGTGTTTCCCCCGTGGTTCATGGGGCGCAACCCGAAGCTGTCGGTGATCGCTGCAAGTCACACGCAGGAGCTTGCAGAGCGGTTCGGGCGTCGGGTGCGAAATCTGGTTGCGGCAAAGGAGTTCGGGAACGTCTTCAACATCGGCGTTGCTGATGACTCCGCATCGGCGGGCCGGTGGGACACGACAGCGGGGGGCGAATACTTCGCGGCTGGCGTTGGGGGGTCGATTACGGGGCGTCGCGCTGACTTGGGCGTCATTGATGACCCGGTTAAAAGCCGTGAGGATGCAGACAGCGAACGCCAGCGCGATAAGGCGTGGGATTGGTATGTCAACGACTTCCTGACCCGCTTAAAGCCCGGTGCTCGTCAGATCGTCGTGATGACCCGTTGGCATGAGGACGATCTAGGCGGTCGCATCTTGGCCCGTGAGCGTGACAAGTGGCATGTGATCGAGATTGCAATGGAGGCGCTTCCGGGTGATCCATTGGGGCGCGCTCCGGGTGAGCGACTGTGGCCTGAGTGGTTCACTGACGAAATGATCGCTCGCGCAAAGATGGACACGCGCTCATGGAATGCGCTGTATCAGCAGCAGCCAGCAAGCGAAGACGGCGACTTCTTCAAAGCCGATTGGTTTGGTGAATACCTAGAGGTTCCGAAGGGCCTGCACATCTACGGTGCCAGCGACTACGCAGTAACGGAAGGCTCTGGAGACATGACTGAGCACGGTGTGTTCGGTGTGGATGGCAACTCAAACCTATACGTTCTGGACTGGTGGCGCGGTCAGACCACATCGGATGTTTGGATTGAGCGGTTCTGTGACTTGGCAATCGAGCACAAGCCGCAATGCTGGTTTGGTGAGGCTGGGCCGATCAGGCGAAGCATCGAGCCATTCTTGATGCAACGAATGAACCAACGGCAAGCGCATTGCCGGATTGAGTGGCTGGCGAGTGTCAGCGACAAGCCCACGAGGGCAAGAGCCTTTCAAGCGTTGGCGAGCATGGGTAAGGTGTTCTTTCCCAAGCACGCGGCATGGAAGGCTGACGTTTTGGGGCAGTTGCTCCGATTCCCGGTGGGCAAGCATGACGACGCAGTGGACGTTTGTTCGCTGATTGGTCGAGGCTTGCAGCACATCAACGCACCGCGATACAGCGCAGTGCCGAGGACAAACACATCATGGATCAGGTGACAGAACCCAAACGACGCGGCAGGCCCCCGAAGGCCGAAAGCGACAAGCCGGAGCAGGTGCAAGCCTCCCCGGCTTTTTTTGTGCCCATCCCGGACTACCTGGCTGAGGTGCCGCTGTCCGAGCAGTGCCCCGCTGACATCGTGCTGGCGTTCCGTTCGCTGCTTGGTGTGGTGTGCTCGTTCAAGGCTGGCCGCTTGGTGTGCGTGGATGGCCGCGAGTTCCGCGCCGTCGTGGCTGATGGCCGAGTTGAGGTGTTTGAGTGATGGATTACGAAGCCGGTCACGAAATGTCGGAAGACATGGACGAGCGGGATGGGGAGTTGCTCGCCATCTTGGATGAGGACTACTCAGACGCTCAGTTCTACACCGATGACGTGATTGGCCCGGAGCGCGCAAAGGCTCTGGATTACTACCTGCGCCGCCCGATGGGTGATGAGCGGGAAGGGCGCTCCAAGGTCATCAGTCCTGAGGTTTACAAGGTCGTTGAAGGTGTGAGCACGGCCATTGCCGACATCTACGTCAGCACTGACAAGGCCATCGAGTTCACGGCAAAGCGCCGCGACGGCATTGAGCAAGCCAAGCAGCAAAACACGCTGGTCAATTACGTCTTCTATGTGCAGAACAACGGGTTCCTGAACCTGATTGAGTGCATCAAGGATGGCGTGTGGCTCAAGACCGGCTACTTGACGTGGCGGTGGGAAACCAAGAAGGTTATGACTCAGGAGCGATACAACTCGCTCACACCTGAGGCGCTTTACCTGCTGGCCTTTGACTTCCCTGACGCTCAGATTGTCGAGCAAACGCAGAACGAAGACGGCACGATCAGCGTTGTCCTGAATGTGGTCAAGGAGTCGGGCCAGGTCGTTGTGGAATCGGTGCCGCCGGAAGAAATCTTGGTGTCGCCTCGCGCTCGCTCGCAAGACGTGAGCAAAGCTCCGGTGGTGATCTGGCGCACGGACAAGACCAAGGACGAGCTGCTGAAGTGTGGTTATGACCCTGAGAAGGTTGATTCCATCTCGTTCAGTCGCTCTCAGTACGACTCGCCTGTGTGGCGTCGCGCTGATGATGCGGAGTCGGAGTTGACCGGCCAGGCTGAAATCCGCACTCACTGGCGTGAAATCGATTGGGACGGTGACGGAATCTCTGAGCTTCGCCGCATCGTGCGCTCGGGTAACGTCATCCTTGAAAACGAGATCGTTGACGAGATCAACCTGAGCGCATGGACGCCCAGCATTCAGCCGCATGAGTTCTTTGGCCGCTGCCCTGGTGACGACGCGACCGAGACTCAAGAAACGATGTCCACCCTGAAGCGCCAGGTGTTCGACAACGTGTATCACGCCAACAACCCCATGTGGCGCGTGGACGTGTCTGACAGCCGCGTCAACATCGAGGACTTCTACAACCCCGAGATTGGCCGCCCTGTGCGTGCGCCTCAGGGTGCGGCAGAAGCAATTGCAATCCCGTTCGTTGCTCAACACACCTTCCCGCTGTTGGAGTTTGAGCAGTCGAACCAAGAGAACGTGACGGGCTTCACTCGCTACTCGCAGGGCTTGGACGCCAAGAGCCTGAACCAGACGGCGCGGGGCATGGGAATAATCACCTCGATGTCGCAGCAGCGAATCAAGATGATGGCTCGCATCTTCGGTGAGTTGTGCCTGAAGCCTTGCCTGCGCGGCATAGCCAAGTTGCTGAGCCAGCACGCCAGCGAGGCGTTCACGGTTCGCATCACTGGCGACGAGTTCGTTGACATCGATCCTCGCGACTGGAAGGACGAGTTTGACCTTGCCGTCAATGTCGGCCTGGGTGTTGTGGACAAGGATCAGCAGCAAATGCAACTGATGGGCGTCATGCAGGCTCAACAGGCGGCGGTTGCCGCTGGTGGTTTGGGCAAGCTGGTCACGCTCAAGAACCTTTACAACGTGCAGGTCAAGCTAGCCGAGCTGGCTGGCATGAAAGACCCAGCATTTGCATGGACTGACCCTGACACCGTTCAGCAGCAGCCCCAGCCGAACCCAGCCGAAATGCAGATGCAGGCCGAGAAGCAGAAGGCCGAGATGCAAATGCAGCTTGAGAAGTACAAGGCTGACCAAAAGGCCGAAATCGAGCGATTCAAGGCTGAACTCAAGGCGCAGACGGACATGCAGATTGCAGAGATGCGCGCCATGTTCCAGCCGCAACAAGTGCAGGTGCCGATGTGAGCGACGAAAAGCTGATCCGCGCCAATCAGGCGCAGTTGATCCTCAACGATCCATTGTTCATCGAGGCTTTCAACGGTCTTGAGCAGGGCGCTATCGAGCGTTTGGCCGCTTGCGATGTCCACGACAAGGACAAGCTCGCCACGTTGACCATGAGCCTGCAAACCATTCGATCTGTTCGCCGCCGTTTTGCCCTGTGGGTGACGGAAGGCGAGTCAGAAGCACGCAAGCAAATGCAGCGAGAGGACGCCCCGACGCTGATTGATCGATTCAGGCGACGGGCATAAGCCTTGCCGCTTTTGAATAGGCCGCCTTCGGGCGGCTTTTTCGTTTGAGGACGAAACATGAACGAACTGGACAACCAGCAGGCGGGCCCCGAAGCGGATAACCCCCAGCATGGCCCGGATGAGCAGAGTCTTTTTGACACCCTGCCCGATGACGACGGTGAGCCGCCCTACGAGGGTGACGAGGCGGAAACGGAAGCTGACGAGCCGACCGAAGAAGCCAAAGAAGCCGACAAGCCTGATGAGGTGAAACAACCTTCAGACGATGCCGAGTACGAGTTGCCTGATGGCCGCAAGGTCAAGGTGGCCGAGATGGCGAAATCGTTTGTGGACTTCACTGCGAAGACGCAAGAGCTGGCCCAAGAGCGCCAGCAAGCGCGACAACAGGCGTTCGACGCAATTGCCGAGGTTCGGCAAACGCAAGCCCAACAGATGGCGTTTGTGGCCCAGCACATCACGCAACTCGTTGCGCCTGGTGTGACGGAGCAGACGCTGTATCAGTTGGCACAGCAAGACCCGGAAGCGTACTTCCAACAGAAGGCGCGATTGGATGCCGCTCAGAACTTCGTGGCTCAGATCACGCAGCACTCGCAGGCGTTGATGCAGCAAGCCGAGCAGGCTCGCCAGCAAGCGCAGCAAGAGGGCTCGCAAGTGATGGAGCAGCGCAAGCAGGAGGCCGCCCAAGTGCTGCAACAGCAGGCTTGGTTCACGCCGGACTTCTGCAACAAAGCGATGTCCTACATGAAGACAACCGGCCTCACGCCCGACGTGATCCAGGCCATCAACAACGGCCAAGGCGGGGCCGCAGCCGTGCAACTGGTTCGCAAGGCCATGTTGTACGACGAGGCGCAAAAGCAGCGTCAGACCGCCAAGCAACCGCCCAAGCAATCCAAGCTGACGCCAGGTGCAAAACCGGCTCAGGGGCTGCTCGGGCAATCCAAGAAATCCCAGGCTCTGTACGAAGCAGGCACCAAGGGCGACAAGCGCGCCGCGGGCCGTTGGCTGAGTCAGAACCTCCCCGAAGCATGAGGTAACCAAAATGCCCGCACCAACCAACATCTACCAAACCTACTCCCTCCGCGGCGCCGCCGAGGATGTCGATTCCAAAATCTACAACCTCGACCCCGAAGAAACCCCGTTCGCTTCCTCGCTCGCCAGCGAGAAGGTGACCGCTCGCATCCATCAATGGCAAGAAGACACGTTCGCCGCCGCGAACAAGGACAACGCCATGACGGAAGGCGATGACTTCGCCGGTCAGGCTCAGTCGCCCACCCTGCTGCTGCAAAACAGCATCCAGACCTTCCGCAAGGATGTGGTCACTTCAGGTGTGGCAAACGCCATCAAGAAGTATGGCCGCCAGTCTGAGCAGGACTACCTGTTGGAAAAGGCAACCGTCGAAATCCGCAAGGACGTGGAAGCCGCCTTCCTGTCGAACAACGGTGCAGTTGCTGGCACCGCTGGCACTTCGGGCACCCCGTCGAAGATGGCTGGTCTGGAACTGTTCGCCAACGTCAACGTCTCGCATGGTTCTGGTGGTTCGACTGCTGCCATCTCCAACGCGACCTTGCCCACGACTGCCCCGACCGATGGCACCACCCGCGCGCTGACTGAAGCCATCTTCACCGCTTCTCTGCGCACCATGTGGGAAAACGGCGGCAAGCCGACCGTGTGCTACCTGTCGATGTTGCAAAAGGCCGCTGTCAACGGGTTCGTTGGCATCGCTGACCGTCGCGTTGACGTGAAGCCTCGCGGCATGGCTTCGGTCATCGGTGTGGTTGACATCTACGTGTGGGAAACCGGTCCCATCGCCTTCGTGCCCGTGTACTCGGATCGCATCCGCAACCGCACGCTGTTCATCACGGACGGCGAATCGGTCAAGCGCGGTTACCTGCGCCCGGTGTCGAAGAAGCAGATGGGCGCGACCGGCGACAACAGCAAGACCATGCTGGTTCACGACGCGACCCTGAAGGTGACGAACCGCAAGGGCGTCGCCAAGATCGCCGACCTGACCTGATCGTTGTTCAACGAACTCAAGGGGCCCTCCGGGGCCCCATTTTCATTGCCATGAGCAAAGTCCTTTTCAATCAAAACGCCCATTCGCGCACTTGGTGGCACGTCAACCCGGACAAGCCGGGAGAGGTGACGCTTGAAAAGGAGTTTGATCGGGCGCCCGTGCTTGAGCACTGCGCAGCGATGCGCAATGAGGTGCAGCAGACCGGCGAGCTTCGCAAAGCCATGTCCATTCCCACATCCGTGTTCTTCAAGCTGCTGCAAGAGGGCAAGGTGTCTGGGCAGTGGATGGAAGGCGGCGGCATCGCCATTGACAAGTCGGAATTGCAGCGGCTTTTCAATGACCCCGAGTTGGCCTATCTGCGCTGCATGGACAAGCTGTGAACTACACCGAACTCAAGAGCGAGATTGCCTCATGGGTGGCTGATTCCACCATGTCGGGCAAAGAGGCGCTGTTTGTGACGCTGGCAGAGGGCGAGATTTCGTCTGATCTGTCCGTGCGGCCCATGAACATTGAGCAAGTGGTGGCTGTCACGGCTGGCGCTCGCACTGTCGCGCTGCCAGCAAACGTGATCGATCCGATTGACTTCCGGATTGCAGGCCAGAACCCAAACATCGTCATCAAGTCGCGGGAAGAACTTGACCGGATGGAGCAAGGCCAGGCTGGTTACGACGCGACCAAGGTCTATGGCGCGCTGATCGGCCAAGAGTTGCGCGTGTTCCCCGCTCTGGCTGCTGGCAACGTGACCATCTACGCAAAGTGCGCAATCCCTGCGCTTTCGGATGGCAACCCATCCAATTGGCTGCTGGCTGCCTTCCCGAATGTCTACCTGTTCGGGTGCATGCACAAGGCTGGCCTGTTCCTGCGCGATGCGAACCTGATCGCCTTTGGTGAGAAGGAGTACCAAAAGGCGATTGCCAAGGTGAATGCGCAGTACACCTATCGCGGCCAGATGGCTGCGCCCACGATTTACGGTGCGCGATGACCCCGCTTCTCGGCTTCTCTCCTGACGTTGAGCCCACGACGCCGGGCGCGATCATGGAGTGTCAGAACCTGATTCCTGATGCCAAGGGGATGAGGTCTGCGCCGAGTGCGGCTGATGCTGGTTTGTCGGCGTTGGCTGCTGCGTGTCGTGGTGCTGCGGTGACGCGCAACCTGGCGGGCAATTCGCGTTTGTTTGCTGGCACGGCGTCGAACGTGTATGAACTGAGCGGCACGACTTGGACGAGCCAAAGCAGCGGGCACACGCTTGGCTCGGATGATGTTTGGCGCTATGTGTCGTTTGGCAACGATGCTTTGGCGGTGTGCTCGTCTGTCGGACTGCTTCGCTCTACGGGTACGACGTTCTCCGCTGTCGCTGGCGCGCCTGCTGCGAAGG